ATAGACCTACCCTATTTTTTAGGACCTTTATACTTACTTTTTTGAAAAGATTTGAGGACTAAAATGGACGAAATTTGGGCCAAAATTCTTGGCTTTCCAAAGTACTCTGTAAGCACTCACGGACGCATCCGAAATGACGTTCGAGAAAGGTTGGTCAAACAAAGCTGTACGATGCAAGGAATGTCTAAGGTTGGGTTGATGAAGGACGGTAAACAATATACCAAGTCGGTGAAGCTTCTGGTGGCAAGCGCGTTTGTTACTGGTCAAACAGATATCTTTGACTCTCCGATCAATTTGGATGGTGATCAACAGAACAACCACATTGAGAATCTGGTGTGGAGGCCGGCCTGGTTTGCTTGGAAGTACACTTCTCAGTTCAAGACTGTTGACGAGTATGTAACCATTGGGCCAATTGTGGATCGACATACTGGTTTGTTGTACGATAACGTTGTTAGCGCGGCCACTACGAATGGTCTACTGTTCTACGAGATCAAGTTGGCATTGGTGAACAAGGTTCCTGTGTTTCCAACATGGCATCTGTTTGATTGGTACAGAGAGGGTTGAATGGGGGTGAAATCAAAAGTAAGTATAGAGTCGCAGCAATAACATGGGCTAATATAGGAGAATGTCCATTTTTCTTTTGCTTGGGGGCATTATGAGAGAGAACAAATACCAGGCATACATCATTCAAAAGTTGTATGAAATGTTTCCTGGTTGCGAAGTACTCAAGAATGACTCAAGTTATAGACAGGGCATTCCAGACCTAGTTATTTTTTTCGGCGACAAATGGGCCACGCTCGAAGTCAAGGCCTCACGTTTTGCAACAGAGCGCCCCAATCAACGATACTATGTCGAACGGATGAATGAGATGTCTTTCTCTGCGTTCATCTATCCGGAAAACGAAGAAGAGGTACTGAATGAACTTCAACAAGCATTCAGAAGTAGACGGAAAGCACGCGTTTCTAAGTCCTAGTTCATACCATTGGGTTAACTATACAGACCAGAAACTCGTTGCTAAATTCTATTCGTATCGAGCTGCCGATAGAGGTACGGCGCTTCATCGAATCGCACAGCAGTGTATCACACACAAGATTAAGTTATCCAAGTCATATCCCACAATGTCTATGTATGTAGCCGACGCAATCGCTTATCAGATGGAAGTTGAACAACCACTCTTCTATTCGATCAATTGCTTCTTCCATCGCCAACGCTTGATCTGCTTGTGATAGTTCGGTCGAGGAGACCAGTACCCTGGCCAGGTAGGAGGGGGTATGGTAGCCAGATCGAACATCATACGCGAACCAGGCTTCGAACTCGTCAAACGGTGAGAACGGATTATCGGTTGTGGTTAGCATCGATTCGATCATCTATCCTCCTTACTGGGGGGTGGTAGCGGCGTCAAGTGTTGATAGTGATACACCAAGTCGAGCGGCAACTTCTGCTCGTGTGTATCCATTAGCTAGCAACGCGTTGGCTTGGTTTGTCTTCTGTGTCGTCATCAGGGTCCGTCGTCGTGGTGTTGCAAGTTCTCTGACTCGTTCCATGTCAGCGTTGGCGAGGATGTTGTTGAAGCGGCTTGGCGTGATGGCGCCGGCCTGGATAGCTTCCCATTCTCTGTCTGTGATGACGATAGCCTGCTTCTGCGCACCCATTCGTGCACGGGTGGCCGTGATTGCCTGGTACTTAAGCTTCTTCTTCTCTGCTGAGTCCATGCCTGGATTATTGGCAAGCTTCTGCTTATAGACCACGTTGCCCATGATCTGGGCCTGGCGTTCTAATGGAGCATTACGTTCAGCAAGTCTTAACTTTGCAACCAGGGACTTCACTTCAGAGGCGTATGTCTTAGCTGCTGACTCAGAGTACTTAGACTTCGGAACACTAAGAGACGCAAGACGTGCCTTGTTACCCAAGTCTTTAAGTCTATTGGAATGATCAGCATAAATACTCTCAATACGAGTACCAGAAGATAGGGTGTGTGCATCTTTAGTATTAGCAAGAGCCTTTACTACAGAGGTATTTGGAATCACCTTACCGGTCTTAGGGTGGGTATAGGTACGTCCCGTTTGATCATAGACTCTTTCACCAGTCTTAGGATCAATCGACCCACCCTTAGACGCCTTACGAAGATCCTGTTGAGGGACGTGTATATCAGCCCCTGCTCTAGAGATCAACGTAGATGCGCCACCAGAACCACGTGGGCCCTGATACTTAAGCTTCAACTCCGCAATGTTGTGGTCAATAGCAGACTGTCTGAAGTTAAGCCCATGCTTCTCGGCATCAATAACTACCATAGAATGACGGACGGCCCGTGCTAACTCATCAGTAGACGCCTTCTTAATTGTCATGTCAGTAATGAGGTTACTGATCTCGCCCATCTGTGCTTGGGTCTGACTCTTAGTCATCCTCTTCATACCTGGGTACTCTTTGTACTGGTGTTGAGGATCAAAGTTCTTAAGCTTCTCAAGAGCGGCAGTATTCTTAACCTTGCCGTCCCTATTAGGAATCACAAGAACCGTATCACCATCAAAGTCAGCGCCAGACAAACGTTCTGCTACACTATGGTGAATACCAACAGCATCACGAGCCTGCTTAAGAAGAGTCTTAGCTTCCTTGTTTCTGTTGTTAACAGTAAGCTCAGGAATCTCGAACGTCCCACCATGAGGATGTCTAATCAGAACAACACGTTCGCCCTGTGCATAGTTGGGCGCATAGATCTCTGTAGGCTTCATACTAGAGATAGGTAGAATCACATGATGCCCATGTGTACCCGGAATAGCAGCTGCCTTAAGATGTACAGCAGCAGAATCAGATTCATCACCAAAGTCTTCTAACAGCTTCCTCTTAACTTCAGGATTTGTTAGTTCAGAGATTCTCTTGAATTCTTCTTGTCGCTGTTTAAAGGTTAGATCTAATTGCCTCTTAGCAAGGGTGGGGTTCTGCTTAGAAAGCATCTGCGACGACAGAGTTCGTGACCATTCAGACCACTTACCTTCATCATTCACAATGTTCATAGCAGAGGTGACAACTTCTTTACCATCTATCTTCTCGATAATCTGGTCTTTAATGTTGGCACCATACGGGTTGTCTTTATCAATCTTACCCGTCTTCTTAATGGTCTTCAATGGTTTCAGAGCATCAAGTTTATTACCAGTGTCAGACTTGTTGGTATTAAACTGAATGTCCACACCCTTAGGTAGATCGTGCTTATACACAGCCATACCCTTAAGGTAATGCGTGCCATCTACAGTAACACGAACCTGTGCATAACTTGCCCCACCAATAGACACATCTTTAACACCAGGTCGAACAAAGAGAACGCCGTCCGCTTTGTTGCCACCATCAGGACCATAAACAACCTGAACCCGCTTAGAATCAATCGACAGAGGCGTCTTAATCCCTAATTGCGTTCGCCCAAGATCCTTAGATCGACTAGCAATTTGTTGGATGTTGAACTTGTTCTGAGCAACTTGACCCCACTCAGTACCTGGAGGAGCCAACACCTTAACATTGGTCTTCTTACCAGTACCCAACTGCTCGACAGGAACTGAGTGTAACGAGTATCCTTCTTCACGAAGCATTGCAACAGCGCCATCAAGAGTGCTCTTAGTGATACCGTTGTGGTGCTCTACACCCTTACCAACATCGATGTATGTCTTCTTTGCGACCTGCTCTTTAAGCATTTCGGCAGTCGTAGTAAGAATACTGGCCTTCTCTTTTGCGCCAGGAGCAAGTAGTGCTCGAACGCTAGACTCACCAGGAAGACCCATCTTCTTAGCGATGGCCGGGTTAGAAAGACCCTTATCCTTAAGACGCTGGGCTTGGTCCTGTTGTGCCTGCTTCTGTTCGTTCTTAGCGATCTTCTTAGCAGCTCGAAGCTGTGTAGTAGAGAAATGCTCGGTAACGTTACCCTGTTCATCATGAATGTCAAAAGCTTTACAGATCTCAACAGGAGACATTCCCTGTTTCTCGAGATCACCAATAACCTCAAGAAACTTCTTGTTACGACTGGATTGAGAGTTACCTGATCCCCATGGGTATCGACCGCTACGTCTCAGGATTCCGTAGTGGGCAAGATATGCATCTTCATCAATGATCACTACAGTTCCCCTTCCGCTTTGAGTAATTCGAGTTTACTATCGAAGTCAATGATTCTGTCCATGATCGCTAGAATGGTGTCTGGGTCTGGGACGTGTTTATCAACAGCATCGTTTTGATAGATGCGAAGCTCGATGTCAATGTCACGAGGATCAATGTTGTACTCTAAACAGAAAATAGACGTGTACACCTCTAATTGCTTGAAAGAAGCGGGTGTGATACCCGTCTTCAAATCGTGAATTCGAAGTTTGTTACGTCGGAAAGAGATAGCATCAACCGTGCCAAAGCAATTGATCGAATAGAAGAGTGGTTGTTCAACTTCCATCTGATAAGCGATTGCGTCGGCTACATACATAGACATTGTGGGATATGACTTGGATAACTTAATCTTGTGTGTGATACACTGCTGTGCGATTCGATGAAGCGCCGTACCTCTATCGGCAGCTCGATACGAATAGAATTTAGCAACGAGTTTCTGGTCTGTATAGTTAACCCAATGGTATGAACTAGGACTTAGAAACGCGTGCTTTCCGTCTACTTCTGAATGCTTGTTGAAGTTCATTCAGTACCTCTTCTTCGTTTTCCGGATAGATGAACGCAGAGAAAGACATCTCATTCATCCGTTCGACATAGTATCGTTGATTGGGGCGCTCTGTTGCAAAACGTGAGGCCTTGACTTCGAGCGTGGCCCATTTGTCGCCGAAAAAAATAACTAGGTCTGGAATGCCCTGTCTATAACTTGAGTCATTCTTGAGTACTTCGCAACCAGGAAACATTTCATACAACTTTTGAATGATGTATGCCTGGTATTTGTTCTCTCTCATAATGCCCCCAAGCAAAAGAAAAATGGACATTCTCCTATATTAGCCCATGTTATTGCTGCGACTCTATACTTACTTTTGATTTCACCCCCATTCAACCCTCTCTGTACCAATCAAACAGATGCCATGTTGGAAACACAGGAACCTTGTTCACCAATGCCAACTTGATCTCGTAGAACAGTAGACCATTCGTAGTGGCCGCGCTAACAACGTTATCGTACAACAAACCAGTATGTCGATCCACAATTGGCCCAATGGTTACATACTCGTCAACAGTCTTGAACTGAGAAGTGTACTTCCAAGCAAACCAGGCCGGCCTCCACACCAGATTCTCAATGTGGTTGTTCTGTTGATCACCATCCAAATTGATCGGAGAGTCAAAGATATCTGTTTGACCAGTAACAAACGCGCTTGCCACCAGAAGCTTCACCGACTTGGTATATTGTTTACCGTCCTTCATCAACCCAACCTTAGACATTCCTTGCATCGTACAGCTTTGTTTGACCAACCTTTCTCGAACGTCATTTCGGATGCGTCCGTGAGTGCTTACAGAGTACTTTGGAAAGCCAAGAATTTTGGCCCAAATTTCGTCCATTTTAGTCCTCAAATCTTTTCAAAAAAGTAAGTATAAAGGTCCTAAAAAATAGGGTAGGTCTAT